ATTTTTTACTAAAGGATTTAGGTATTATATCATGTGCTTCATAATATACTCCTTCTCCTTTACTTCTACTTTCTTTTAAAACCTGTCTAATTAATTTGAAATATTCGTCCATAAAAAAAGCCTATTCATTTATTATAAATAGGCTTAGTTTTATAAAAATAAAAGTTAAGTACGCAGCATCAATAATTTAAAACGCAATAATCCATTGCAACAGTAATCGATAATTCTACTGCATCTGGTGCTGACCAATCAAAATCTCCTTGAGACATAGTTTTGATAAAGGCACCTTTGATAATCCATTCAGAAACTACATCTCCTACAGGACCTAATACGTTAAGGGTTAAATCTTTTTTGTAGAAGTCTGAGTATCCAGCACGACCAGTTACTGATTCGTAAGATAGTCTAGCCCACTCCATTACTGCTTGAGCTCCAGAAGGGGTGATTGGATCGTATAATGTCATATCCATATCATTCCACATTCTTTTTCCTCTAATCTTACGATAAGAGTTGATGTGGTCAAGAACTACCTCTCCGTCCTCAAAAGAAGGAGCTGATACTGTTTTTACCATGAAGGATGGAATGTTATCCATATACATGATAAATCTATTTTGTACCTTCGGTTCGAAGGCTCTAAACATAATTTCGTTTGGATCTAATACTGCCATGTTATTTATTCTTTATTATAAATATCTTAATTTAAATTTATCCTGCAAATGTTGCTCCTGTTGGCTCAATTGTAAAGTCAAGTACGATGAATTCGGCGGTTTTAGCTGGCTGAATAAAGATCTGACCAATCAATTGGTTTCTATCTACTACGTCTGCAGTGTTGTTTGTATCATCCATTACTACTCTATAGGCGTAAAGACCTTGTCTCTGTACTACTGATTCTAAGTAAGGATTAACTGTTGCTAAGAATCTATTTCTTGTTGCGATTGTATTTTGTTCGAATACTAAGTTTCTAGCTTGATCTCCGATAAATTTCTTCAATTCGATCAACAATCTTCTTACATTTACACGATCAAGTGCAGATGCTTTAGTCTGAAGAGTTTTCTGACCAAATACTGAAATACCTTGTCCTGGGAATGAAGCGATTGGGTTTACTTTAGCACTGTAAAGAGTATCTCTTTGAGTTCTAGTTAAACGTCTTTCTGCTTGAACTACTCCTGTAATTCCTCCTCTAACAAGTCCGGCTGGTGCAAACCAAGGTGCTGTGCTATTATCTGTGAAAGCATACACTCCTGGGATTACAACTGAAGCTGGGATCCATTCGTTTCTTCCTGTTGCAGACTGAGTCTGTAACCATGGCCAGTAAGCAGCTGCATAAGAACTGTTAAGTAATGCTGATTGAGCTACTGTATTAGTTACTGTTGATCCGTAATCTACTAAGTCTACTACTGCGATACAATCTCCTCTTGTTTCTGCTAGAGAGATAATACTGTCTAATGGAGTACCGTGTCCTGATAGTTCGTATACAAGACCTGGTGCAGAAATAATATTGAAGATATAATCGTCTGAGTTTTCTAATACAGAAATGATATTTGAGTAACATCCTCCTGTAAGACCTTGAGAATCTGTTCCAGTTATACTTCCAAAGAAGTTAGCTGGTCTGTCAGAGGCAAACAAAGCTCCACTTGCTCCATGGAATGAACCAGATTGTGCAATTGGTAGAGAAGCAGAATAAGAAACATTATCTGAATCTGTATTTACTGTTATTCCGTCATTCCCTAAATAATTTAAGGTAGGAGTGTTTACTGCAGATACTCTAATGTAATTAGATCTATTAACATATTCTCCAATTGTTTCGATGTATGCTGGAGATTCTGCTGTATTAATTTGTTGATACTGGTTACCAACTACTTTTTCAATATAGTTTTCAGAGTTTGGATCTAATGATAAGTTATTGAATGTCTCTAAAATTACTTTATTTTTAAGACTATCATTTCCTCGACGTACACTTAAAGTAAATGTACCTTGTGTACTATTGACATTTGAAATCTCCCATCTTACGTTATCAGCTGATCCAGATACTAGTGAACTGTCGCTATTTTGTACTCCAGCATCACTTGCTCCTGTAGAGTTATTGTATATAGTACCTTTACCAATAGTTTGGAGTAAAAATGAATTAGTTGTAGCAGTTGTTGTATTTGTACCACCTCCTAAAGTAATTAAATCTTTTCCTGAAGTGGCAACTCCACCAGCAGCCGATCCTGTGTAGAAAATTATTCCGTTGTAGCTTGTTCCAGCAGCCGATCCTGTTAACTCTAGTAGATCTGATGTTGCTGTAGCGTCTACTGGGAAACCTGAGATAGCGTTAATTTCAGCTGCTAAGTTTGTTACTGTTCCAGCTGCAGTAGAACCAGTAGAGAAATAGTAAACGTTTGCTGCTGGTGTATCGTCTGGTACGGGATCATCTGAGGCAATAAATGTGTATGTATTACTTCCGTATACGATAGCAAATTTTTGACCATCAACAGCGGCAGCCACTAATGTTCCTGATCCGGTAGCAGAATTTGCTCCAGTAGTTGTAGTTGTATTAGTAATGTTAGTAGAAGTTGCTCTACTAAAAGAACCTGTTACTACTCTTGATACTAAAACAGAGTTACCACCTTGTTGGAAATAATTTTTTACTGCTAATGAAGTTAAGAATTCATAAGAGGTTGAACCTGAAGCGAAAGTAGTTCCAAACTTTCTTACATAATCATTATAAGAAGTAACTAGAGTAGGTACTTCTACAGGACCTTTTACAGTTGGTCCGATAATTGCTGCTCCTGCTGCTACAGGGGCTGGTTGAATAAATGAAATATCATTTTCTCTTGTGAATACACCTGGAGAGATAATTGTTTCTGCCATGTTTAAAGAAGTTTATTTAAATGTCTTTTATAAATATCAGCTTATTTTGTAAACCAGTCCTGCAATCTGCAGGTAGTTATCTGTATATAAATAGGAAGGGAAGGTGCAAAACCCTCCCCTCAAAAAACATAAACTACAATTAAATCTACTCAACAGTTGGTACTACTTCCTTCTCTGATTTCTCTTCTAAAGGAATAAATTCACCATTCTGTAGATCGATTGATCCTTTACCGTACTTCTCTTCTAACTCTTTAACTAAATTAGCTTCCATACCTTGAGTATCTGCTAAATAGTTCTCAACATTAGTTCTACGGTTCTTAAGATCTAATTCTGCTAAGCCTAACTGCCCTAATTCTGTCTTAACAGCTTGCATTCGCTTTTGAATGTCTTCAATTTGTTGTAACTCTTCTTGTGATAACTTTTGATTTGCCATTTTAAAAATTTATTAATCGATTAATGTATACATTTATAAATATAAGAACTTATTTTCTTCTATCCAACTTTTTAACTCTATTATCTGTTTTTTTAGTGGTTTAGTTTTTATATCACCTTTAAGACATCTATTCATATTAGGTTTATCTACTGGGGTTATATTAATGTCTTTGTTAAATACTTCTTTTAGTGTGGTAAGGAGGGTAAGTTTAGAATTACACTGCCCTTCAAGTATAATCTCTTTACCGTATTTATCCCAATCGTGCATTATATTATAACACCATTCACTCCAAGTTAGAGTGCTATTACCGTTCCAGTAATATTCTGCATTTCCTTCTACATCTTTAGTTTGAGAAAGAAACCACTCCATTAAGCTGTAGTTGGTTCCTAATTCTGGTCCATAAACAGATGATTTTATAATTTTAGTACGTTTGCCATAATTTTTTAACCAATTATTTATTTTTAACTTTGATTTACCGTATGCTGATAGTAGATCTTCGCAATCAGTACCGCAGTATATATTACTCACTTTAGTATTTATGTCTAACCACACAGGTAGTTTGTAATTTATTTCAAACTTATCAGTTTTTTGCGGTATAGCTCCTATACAATTAATAATATAGTCACCTTTATACTCTTTAATTCGTTTTTTAAACTCCAAAGAAGGCCATCTATAGTTAGTGGTATCTACTTCAACTCCTTTATCAGTTAGATATTGAGTAACTACATGCCCTAACATTCCTCTATGACCTAAAACCAATCCTCTCATTCTATTACTTTGAGTTTAGGAAAAGGAATAACATAAGGAATACCTAAATGCTCTGTTTTTTCAATAATCATGTCTGCAAAGTTCCAGGCAAAGATTACAATTACATCAGGTTTAGATGTTTGTAGGTGATCCGGCGGGAAGATTGGTATTTTTCCATTAGAGGTCCATTTATTATATCTCTCTGGTGATTCGTCTATTATATATTGGATTAGAGACTGATCTAAATCTAAGACACTTGTTACAACATTTGCTCTTCCGGATGCTCCATATCCTGCTATTTTTAGCTTTTTGTTTTGTTCTAGATACTGTTTAAGGTAATTCAAAGCTATAGAAATATCTTTTGTAAAATCTCCTAAATCTAAATAAGGTTTTTCTGCTTTTATTTGATCTTTTACTTTTTGATTGCTTTCGCCTTTCCCAACTATTACTCTAATTGATCCAGAATGAATAGGAATTCTTTCAAAATCTAAAATAGTTAAACCATGAGGTTTAAATAAATTTCTAAGACTAGTCAGAGTATAGTAAAATAAATGCTCATGATACATAAAGTCAAATTGAAACTTATCAACTAAGTCAACTAGATACTGAACTTCAAATATAAACTTACCTTCAGGCTTAAGAGCTGCTTTTACTCCTTTGATTACTTCTTGAATATTTTGAATATGTGCAAATGAATTACTAGAGAGGATATAATCAAAGTTACTTGCTAGCTCATGCTTTGCTACAAAATCTAAATTAAAAAATTCATCAACAATAAAAAGACCTTTTTCTCTACCCAGTTTTACAATGTTAGTTGCCGGATCTACTCCTAAAGCAGGAATACCTTTTTCTTTCAGAGCATATAATAACGGACCGTCATTACATCCAAACTCTAGTATAGTTTTACTTTTATCTACTTTTTCTACATCCACCAGCCAATTGGCATACTCATTAAAATGCTTTTGCATACCAACAGAAGAAATATATCTATAATCTTTAAATAATTCTTCTGGGTCGATTAGGTAGTTAGTCTGTACAAGCTTACAATCCTCGCACATGATAATTTTGAGAGGGTATTTTGTAACTAAATTAGGATCTACTGGAAAGCTACCGGCTAGAGGTACTTCCTTAAAATCGTATACATCTGTAAAGTCATCTCCGTTACAGCTTGCACAATTTGTTCTTGTATAGTTAGACATAGTTTATAGTAGCAAAATTAGCATTATTGTATATTTCTGTAAGATCTACATACTCGTTATTGTATGTATATCCTATAGTTTCTATTTCAGGTAGATCTATAATAGCATTTTTATGTACTTCTACTTTAGTATTATTAATATTTAAAACTAAAGAATCAACTTTATTTTCATATACCATTAGTCTAGGAATAAATGAATTAGTGTCTATTCTTTTAAAGGTGTTGTTGTTTTGAAAAAATATTTTAAATTCTGGGTGGTTGCTTTCGTCAAATATATTAGGAAAAGTGAAAGAAATTTGATCAACCATTTGTTCTTTTAAAACAAATAAATTAAAGATAGAAGTTAAATGTCCCCAATACTGTTCAGCATCTCTAAATTTACCTCCTTCTATAAACAGATGTGTATCGCACATATAGTCCTGTTTATCGATTAAAGGTAGTAGTCTTTTTAGATTTTTCTTTGTTAATATATTTAACATAAAACTAGGATATCTATATCCGTCTTCATTATCTTCATCTTTTACTTTAGAAGTAACAAAGTCTGCTGGTTCTTTTAATTCATGGAGTACAATATCAGTTAATAAAGCGTCATAATTTAAAAACGTATAGTGGGTATAATCTAAAGGTACAGCAAATCTACTTACATTTAGTATTTGATTTAAAGCAGTCCACCCATAATCAGGCATAATATTCTGCATTTTAACCTCACTCCCATTAACAGTTTTGTATTGCCAGTAAACCATTCCTCTGTCTGGGTATGAAATTAGAGGGTTACTTTTATCGTATATACAATACTCAACCATGTCTTGAATCTCATAAGATACAGGAATATGCGATACTATTAATATATCGTATCCTTCCTGTTTAAGTATGTCGATATTTTTTTTAAGTAACTCTTCTTTCTCAGGAGTATTACAGTGACATAGAATGGCTATTAGGTTATTTATCATAACAAGCTATAAAGGGAGTTGTATCTTTTAGTTTATTGTATTTTTGAATATCTTCATATTCTATATAATTAGTATTTGGGTTACTACTTTTAAACCAGTCGCCATTATTAGTTAAAAGGTGATTGATGATATCTTTTTGTGAACTATATAATTTAAGAACTTGTTTTTTCTTATCCAAGATATTTTTAGTTAATTTATTATCTGATTTACCAAATACGTAGAATATGTCATTGTCACATATTACTTTATCTATATATTCCTTTATATAATTAAAGACTGATAAATGCTGTGGATGGCCGTATTCTCCTATAGGATTATGAGTAACTATCTTTTTCCAATCTCTACTAAGTAGTGTAGACTCTAAATTATAGAATTGGAAAGGTTGTTCATATAATATATCCTCATAATCTAACATCTCCCAAGAACCTACTTTTAGTTCTTTCATTACTTTTTCAAATTCCTTGCTTCTTACTTTATTTGATTTATTAGTAAGACAGATTACTTTGTATTCAGGGCCATATTTAATTAATTCTCCTCCTCCAAATACTGTTTCATCATCTGGATGAGCTACAATCATTAATTTATTAATTTGATAGTCGTCGTATGCTTTTTGTAAAATCTCTACATTTTTTTTCTTAACAGAAGGATCAGGACCATGAATAAAGTAAGGTTTAAATTCATATTCATCGTACATTACATCAAATCCTTGATTTAAATAATAATCAGATACTCTTCTTTCTTCTTTTTTACTATAAAAATTATTCCAGGTAACCGGTAAATAAGCGTTTTTATTTTCTACCCATAGTATAGTGTTTGCAACTCTTTCTTCTGAGAATGCGTTATCGTCTACGTATATGTTAAGGTTTGTTTCATTTAGTTCTCTATTCCATTCTAAACATTTTTCAAAGAATGCTTTACTTCTTTGATCATAAAAATAAAAACCTGTAGCTATAATTCTTTTATTAGGATTTCTTTTTATCTTTTTAAGATCACAAAGCTCGGTTCCATAAGAACCTGTTAATTTGATGTTGCCGTGTTTTTTCCATTGTCCAATATCTTTATGATAATATCTCATGAAAAGAGGATAATCCTGTAGTAAAGAAATATATTTTAAAGATTTATCTATATGCTCGGTTACAAATGCATCTCCATCTAGCCAAGCGTAATTATCGTACCCTTCTTTTAATGATTCTATACTTGCAATATATTTAGCAAAATAAATAGAAAAATCTTTATAGAATAAGTCTGGTTCTCCGGTAGGTTTAGTAATAGTTTTAGGACGGTAGTCTATTCTTTTATTAACTACATTTGGTAAATCAATAGTAGAATCACAATTAAACCCATACACTATCAGTTTATATTTTGAGTATTTAAGTAAGCTCTTTGCTAGTACCTCTATCATTGATAGGTACTTCTCATCTCCTCCTGTAATCCAAACGAAGTTCTCTGATTGTTTTTTGTTTAGAATTCCTTTTACACTATTAAATACCTGATCTACTGTTATAGATTTTTGGCATATATGCTGTAGTTTAGTACCTTGATTTATAGGACACCAGTCCCAATCTCCTCCATCAAATACAAACTCTTTTTTAATCCAACAATTATTACATACAGAGTTATTCTCTATTTTAGTTAGATTTTGAGTAAATTCATACCCTAGAGGTATAAAGTTATTAATCATCAAAGTATGTTTACCTAATGCCCAGTTCATCCAAGAAAGTCCTGAGCCTAGTCCTATAAACAAATCTGCATGATATAAGTAATTCCAAGTCTCTTCCCAACCTAATTTCTTTTTATCAATAATATTAGGTCCTTCAAATCCTTCATAAGAGAGGTTTACTATTTTATAACCTTCCTGATGTAATCTCTTTGCTAGAGTTTTCCAGGAAGCATGTGGCCACTCTTTCAGCCCAGAAGTAGATCTAGGGCCAATACAAATATATTTTTGTTTTATAGGTCTTTCTTTAGGATTAAAAGTAAGTCCGTAATTTACTTCTTTATAAGGTAATCCTAAAATATCTGTTGCTGCCTGAATTAAAGGAACAGTATTGGCCTGTATTGGATTCTTATTTCCGTTATCCCATTTACCATCAGTTTTAAACCAACCTAATTTATAATGTGCATAAGCCGGGTATGGAGTATCAGGCTTAATAAACGTAATATCTTTATATGGTTCTAATCCTTCAAACCATTCATTATGGAAAGTAGAAACCGTAACATCGCATTTATATTTATTTTTAAATTCTATTGCCTGTGGCATCCAAGCTACTGTGTCTCCAACTGATTTAGAATCAAAAGATAATTTTATTCTTTTACCTTCAGGATTGAATGTATGAACTATTTTTCCATCTATTTTTATAATCCAAGGAATAAAATACTCTTTACTACATTTAGTCCACATATTGTTCTGAATGGTGGCTGAATGTATAATTTTGTTATTTCTAGAATCTATAAATTCTATAAAATATTCTCTTTTAACATCTCCTTTGACTTCTACTTTTGGGCCGTATTCAAATGTAATCTCTATTTTATTTTCTGGTAAGCTATTATAGAATTCAATTAAATGGTTTCCTGCAATCTGTGCTGCATTATCCCAAGTAAATATCTCTCTAATCTCTTCTGATTCTTTTAGAGCTTGTTTTTTATGCGTATCATAATTAATATAAGCGTCTCTCAT